CAAATTGCCTGAACGACCCGCTTCCTTAATGTGTTTGCTGGAGTGGACCACCATCCATCCCAAAACATATATGGAGCAAAACAACTTGACTTTTCGTAATGGTACGAATTCAGCTCTGTAGCTAATCTTTCGTCAGAGCCCATTGACTCTGGGAAAAATAGTTTGTCAGCTAATACATCTTCATACAAAGAATCATTGAGTGCATTGTCTTTTATAATCATGATTCTCCTTTGACGACAATAGTCATTCCGTAAAACAGAGGAACGTGATACACGCTGCAGCCGGATATCCTCTTAAGCGCTTCGTGGTATCCCCAGATTGGAGTTGCCTTTGTGTGATTGTTGTACAGAAACATACTGTCAGAGGTATTTTGGATTATCAGAATCCCGTTATCCTCGAGCCTGTCGACAAAGGCGCTAACAGGGATTAGTGGATTCTCCATATCCTGCGACCAAGAGAGCATCATGTCGTACTTATTGTTTACATGCTTTTCAAAATCCTGCATTGTAACGACGTCATAGTCGTCAATTGGGTCTTGGAACTTTTCATACAGACTAAGTTTTTTGTTGTTGAGAAAGGTAATGTGGGCCCCATGTATCGACTTAAAAACCTTTAATCTGAACCTATCGAGACCACCTGAAATTGCCAATACATTTTTCTTCTTTGAGATATCCATAATCCCAAGAATTAGAAGAATCGACATCCATTGAGCCTGACCATACGCACTTGAAAGATTTGGTCTTGGATAATGGACAACGAACTCATAATCGCTCGCACCGCCGGTGGCAATATTCCTTCCGTATTGAAAAGATACTCGGCTATAGCGACAGAGTGACCACCATCTTCGCGGTTGCATTGGTCTGCATATTCTTCCCAATTAAACTGAAGAGAACTAAAATCAAAAGAAACTTCAGGTTCATACCTTTTATCTTGTTCCATTTGTCACCTCGTATAGAGCAGCCTGCACATCAAACCAAGCACGGCGGACATTTCTTGTCAGTGTGATATTTTGTCTTTTTATATAGTCCTTAACACTGGAATCAATTTCGGTGTCATGGTCATATCGGTATCTGTCTCGAATTGCGTTTACGCAATCGTCTATTGTGATTTCGTCAAAACGCGATTCATCAAACCCGAGTATGAACAAGTATGCTGCAAGCTGTTCTGAACGATACGCCAAATCGGCAACTGGGTCATACCTGCTCATCTTTTTCCTTTTTCACATCAAACATTGCTACACCTTGACACATTGATACAGGCTTACCAGCAACATAATAGACACCGGTGCTTGAGTCCCATTCAATAATCTCGTTATCCCACTCTTCGGCGTCAGTTATTGCTTCACCTTTTCTGGTGCTCATCTTGAAGTCTTGTGGCTCATCCATCTTTAAGTGCTTCCAATGCGGAGTACTCGTTTGACATAAGCCTAAAAGCGTTGTACTCTATTGTTCCTTCTTCGTGCGTATTTTCCCCAGAATACACGGGGGTCATACCCTCGCTCGCCATCAACTGACTCATCTCCCCTATTGACGCGGTCAGAAATCGTGCAGCCCTATTCTTTGCCATTAGAGGGTCATATTTTCCAAGTTTCATAAAAGTTCACGTATCCTCTCGTGCAGGCCAACAAGCTTATCAGTCGTATAAAAAGATGCAAGGGTGTACCTATCCCCACTGAGAACAGGCTTTACCTCGTGTCTAAACTCGGAGCCGCTTGGGAAGAAAACTAGCTGATTTGCTTTCGGCTTAATCATCAGGTCAAGTTCTTCAAAATACAACTCACCCCCATCGTAATCAGCATTGAGGTAGAGGATTGATGAGTACTCATTTAGGACTTCAGACATCTGGTTGTTTGGGTCGTAGTTTCTGAGTGGCTCTGGATTGCCCCCGTAGTATCCTTCTGCATCTGCGTGCATTTTAAGATACGAGCCAGGCAGGTACTTTCTTAAATACGGTTCATACAAGAAGCACAACCTCCTACCCACCGTGGCGGATACGAGCGCCAATGCTCTAGATGAGACGTCTATGCGTTCCTGGCAGTCTGGTCTTTCGGTATATCTTTCACCGTCTAGATACTCCTGCCAGGTGTTATCCCAATGAATGAATTCCTTGCACTTATAAAGAATTTTTGACAATTCGTCACTCGTTGCAAAGTTGTCAACAACATGAACATTTCTTATCAATAAATCTTTATAATCAAGCATCGACATTATTATTGTCCTGGAATTTTTAGTTTTGGCATTCCCTTGAAAGTGGGTCCAATTTTATTCCCGTCAGCGTCAAGGCCAGTCTTTATTCCTTTTGTCCATGTCCAAGGATTCTCTTCGTTGTTTTTCATCTTCACATCGCCATACTTTGCGCGGCTCTTCATAAGCTCCATGTCATCTGAAAGGTTGCCGATGGTGAATTCAACATTCTCCAAAACGGTACTTTCAAATATTGAGAAAAACATGAATGGCATTCCAGCCTCAAACAAGACAGGTTCACCAATCTTGTTTATCTTCCAGTTCATTTGGAACTCATCGGGCCACCAACTACTTGGAATGATTGCAGAGAGTGCTTGTGCGTCATCTCTTATGTAGTTAGGCGAACCACCAATAAATGTCTCGTACCCTGGTTCGGTTCCGAAAATCCAACCGACAGAGAAAGAAACCATTCCGATTATTCCACCGTAGGCAATCTGTCTGCCGCCGTATGAACCGCCTTCAAGTATTGTTGGGACTGTATTACCGCCGTCCCACTGGGCAATAACGTCTTGCGGAAGAACAAGTTCCCAGCCATACACATTGGCTACCGTCATTGGCAGGCATTGATATGCATGTTTTTTGTATGTTTCATCCATCCAGTCACGATTGATTCTGGATTGTCGAATCTCTGGTGGGTTATCGTGTGTTCGTTTTAGATTCACCTTAACCATAAAGAATTGCCATCTCCTCTGCTAGGACGCGGTTTAATAATTTTGCTGATTTTGGTAGCGTTCTTATTCTCCAAAAACCACCAAACAAATCTTTCACTGCATCCGCATGCGGACCAGACAGGTACATTGTTTTTTCGCCAATGTCGTCACTTGATGGTTCGGTAATTGGCCAACCGCGTAGGGCTCCCTCCACATACTTGACCCCTTTGGGAACGAGTATGTTTTCAAGGTCGGCGTCATTTGAATCAGCCCACATTGCGTTCAGGTCGATATATATGCCTTTGAAATTCCGTGAAACTATTTCCTGGCCAAGCTCAAACGGGTCGAAGTTCTTTGCAATACAAAAAAAGAACTCACTCTTTTCTACGAGCGCATCAAACGTGAGAACGTCCTGTATCCCAAACTTTTCCGCACGGGCCTTAGTTTCGTCAGAGCGGCCCTCGGACGCCCATATGCATTCATGACCGTACAAAGAGCAAGAGTACGCGACGGTTGAACCCATTGCCCCAGGAGAGTAGATTCCTACGACCGCCACTACTGACTAAGTGGAGCCTTTACTCCATCGTAGCTGCCCTTGATGTCGTGGTTTCTGTCGTTGTAGTCAAACATTGTTACCGCTGAGTACTTGGTTCCACTTATCACGGGTTTTGCTGCGTGGGCATAGATAAAGGTTGACGGGAACATAACAATGTCTCCAGCTTCGGGCTTAAATGTCAAGTCCAAGTATGGAAACCATAGTTCTCCACCTTCGTAGTCATCGTTGAAATATCCGACAGAAGAAACTGTACATGTGTAAGAAAACCCATGGTCTGTGTGCACCTGGAAGTGTTGGCTTTCTTTGTACCGAATAAAGTTAATGGCTTCCATGTATTCCATGTTTATGTTGTAGCGACTCTGGTAATCAGTCATGCACGCACGTATGGCACCAGCCGTGTCTGCATATATATTTTTTAGCTCTGCAAATTGTGGATACTGTTGAAGGTATTCAATATGTGTTTCCCCAATTTTGCAGTCAACACAGTCTCGGTACTCTGGCATTTTTTGCGAGTATCCAACAAGGGCTTCGTTCCACTTGAATAGACCTACCGTACTATTTCCTATAGTCGCCTCTAGACGATTAATTATGTCCAATTCTTTTGGTAGTGCATTTTTGTAGAGAAGAATCCCTAGGCGCGGGTCGCTGAGTATTTCGGTTTCCATAGTCCCAGTCTATACATATCGGAGATGTCCATACGCCACCTGGAGATACGTGATTTAGAGCGGAAGGAATGCTTCTGCAAAATGTATCTGCCTATGAATCCCGGGGTGGACCGAATCGACAGCCTCATCCCAGAACTCCACATTATCTCCGTCGTGCTCACACCCGTCAATCATTAACGATTCATTTGGGTTGATGAAATTTTCAATCCCAAGTACGGAATAGACGCGATTATCTACAGGGTCCCACGAGTAAAACTTAAAATTTATTTCTTCTATGGAGCAGAAATCCTGGAGATTCTTTAAAGAGTTCAATGAGTTTTGGATAACAATATCTAAAGATATCTCTTTACCTCTTGAGCGCCCTGGGAAGAAATTTTCATGAGACAGAAACTCACGGTCTCTTTTCGACCAGGCGAACCTCTCCCTGTACGGGGGTGTGTCTACGCTTATCCATTGTCTACCTGCTTCTGGGGCGAGGAAAAGTAAATGTTTTGGTTTGCCATAAATCTTAATGAATTCAAAGACAGCTGTAGTAATCTGCTGAATCGAGCCGCCAGGTATTCCTAGTTGGTTAAAAGAAAGTTGTGTTCTTTCGCCGACGACATACGGCCAGGAGAGACCAGTGCTTAGTCCTATTCCGGCAGTGAAAGAGCATCCTGCGGCAAGTATTTCAGCATTTCTTATGAATTCTTTACCTATAATCCCATTTTTGTTTACGTGGTATTTTACGTTCTCATGCGGTTTATGTGAAGCAGAATCATTCGTGTCCAAGCCAGATTCTTTGTAACTAAAAAAACTTGGATTAAATTGTGCTTCACCGCAAAAATCTATAACGTCTTTCGAAAACATGTTTTCGTAAACGTTTTGCAAACGCTTTTCGTATATTTTTCGATAATGGTTTTCGCGCATCCTGTCAAAGCCCAATGTTTTTACCCGCAACCTTCACAAACGCTTCATCCATTACTGCAGTCTATACGGTAGTAAAGAATCCTTGTGACATATAGCGGGTACCGGAGATAATCGGCCTCACGCCATGGGCCATATCTTCGTGCCAAGTGTGCGACCAAATCAGTAAAGAATTAGCTTTTGGTTTTATCGATAGTCCAAGGATTGGCATGTATAACTCACCGCCCTCGTAGTCGTCATTGACGTAGTAGACGCATGAAAAGTCAGTGACTGCGCCAGCCTTATCCAAAAACACGCCGTCGCAGTGAAGGCCCATATTGTCGCCTTCTTTGGCCATCGACAACCAGGGACCGCTTTCAAAATAGGTCTTATTCCCGTAAGTGTCTTTTATTGTGTCTCTGACATTTATCAACATCCACGACAGAATTTTGTTAACCTTCTCATCTGCTGGTATATGCATGGAAATTTTGTAATTATCCCCGTTTGTCATGTAGCCACCAGAACTAATTTCATCCCTGGTTGGCAAGAAAGAGGTTTGGAAGGTTATCTCTGGGTTAAGAGAATGGGTCTTTTTCTTCCAACCAATCTCTGGGTTATGACCAACAAACTCAAATTTATCTTCATTATTCTCGCAATATGCTTTTACTACTCCCCATTCATCTTGTGGTAGGTAGTCAACGAACAAACCTATTCTTGGCGTATTGGTAAGAAGAGGTTCGTGTCCCATATCATTCGACCGTAAAGAATGCTGGGGATGTGTATCGCTCGCCGCTCGTGACCATTTTCACACCATGTAGATAGTTGATGTCCCCAGGGTGGATTACGGCAAGACCAGGCTCTGGCTTTACGACGATGTCGTGTTCTGGATAGTAAAGTTCTCCGCCTTCGAAGTCGTCGTTCCAATAGAAAAGCGAATTGATGTCGTATGTTGGGAACGGATTTGGTGAGCCATCATTCATCTGCTTATCCGCATGTGGGCGTTGTTCAATCCCACCAAACCACCGAACTATGCATGGTGGCCGTTTCTCTAGTTTGCAATTAAAAATCTCACCTGCAGTCACAGCCATCTTGTCGAGATAGAAATCAATAAGGTCGTACACCTCTTTGTTGATTCTCTCCAAAATAGTCGAAGTACATTGCCTATTGTTCCAATACGCAGCATTATAAGTGCATACGCCGTTTTCGTCAAAGATGTCCGTGTCCGAACCATTTGACCATTCTTTTATGGTCCTAGCAAATGACGAGATGATAGATGCATCTTTTTCATCAATGAAGTTCTTTATGACGTGGATATTTTCTGGGCCAGTGCCGAAAAATCCAGGTTCTATCTTCCATGGTGAATTCACGGAATAAGACTACATCACCCTTAAGGCTTAATTGAGCCCCAGATATTCATCGATATCAAGACTGATTAGGTCAAGGGACACGTCTACACCCTTTTCCTTTACCTGTGGGTCAATCCATGGTTCGCCATCATCTTTTGGACCTACGAATGGCTTCCAGTCTTTTTCACCATTGTCTAGAAACTTCTCATCAAGCCACGGATATATTTCGCCAAAGACGTCTCTTTCGCCGAGCAAGAAACCATTTGAGTATCTCTTGGTTTTGGTTCCAGTTCTGTCAATCAAGAACTTTGTGAAGTTCCCCGTAATTGGAAAGGCGCGTTTTGCGTCTTTTGGAACATCTTCAGAAATACCCGACCAAGGCACTGATTCTCCAGTATATGGAACACCAAGTTTATTTAGTGTCGCGT